ATTGAACGAGTCCCGAGGGCGGTGATTCAGTATGAAGAGCGGATTAACGAGGCCCTTCTCTCGGATATTCTTAACCAGTGGAGGGTACCAGATGTCCGGGTCCATGAGACTCGGAACTGGCTTCCCTCCCCTGATGGAGTCTATAGGCACCCTGCGTACAAAGTACACAGGATGGCGTCCCGTACTCCCACGGTCCGCCTTATCGAACATCAGGTCGCGATGACGCCGCTTGTCCGGAGTGACGCCAAGATCGCATTGATCTTCGCAGCCAACTCAGAAGCAACCTCATCCACTACCGCACCGGTCACCGTCGCGTCACCATCCGCGATCACGATAGCGCCATTGACGGCGACAGCGGGATCATCGGTCGTGAACGTAACAGTGATGTCGGCAACCGCAGCACCCTGAGTACCGGTGAAACCGGAGGGTATGCTGAGAAGTTCCTGCGCTTCCGCAATCACTTCAGCATCGTTAGAAAGTCTCGACATCATTATCTCCTTAGTAGAGGGGGCCTGCGCCCCCTATACAGTTATGGCTTATTAGGCCGGGACGACGATGGCGATACCAGCTTCAGGACGCAGCACGCCGCTGTCGAAGATCAGGTCTGACGTGAAGAGGTCAGCGAGATACTCCAGCTTGTACTGAGTCTGAGCGCGGGGCTTCATCTGCTCGAACATCACAAGCGCGTCCTTCTGGAACAGAAGGGCTGCACGCTGGTTGACGCCGACGCCAGTCGAGGCCGCATCCGGGAAAGCGCAGTTCGTCGAGACGTAGATTTCCACGCCGTAGAGCGAGCCGACCTTACCATTGCGGATGCTGTTCGCACCACCAGCCTCACCCGTGAACGCCTGCTCCGTGAAGCGGGCGATACCGAGCAGCTTGGCCTTCTCAACGGGCGGGATGACCAGATAACGGTCCATACCGGACACGTTGTTGTCGTCCAACTCGCGGAGCATCAGGCGGAGGCCCTCGTCCGTGATTGAGGCAGCGTTGCCGTCACTGGTCGAGCTATACGCAACGAGCGAACCGCTTGACGGGGTGCCGATAACAGCCTTCGAGTACGCAGAACCTTCCACAGTCGGGGAGGCATCCGCGCCAGCGAACTTCGCGCCTTCGTTATGAAGGTTCGTGTCAACGCGAACCGACAGGGCGTAGCCCGCGTCGTCCGTGTAGAACCGGCGAAGTGAGTCAAGGGCCTGCACGCCAACGATGTCTTCGATCAGGCGCGAGTATTCCCAATGCTCATTGATGATGTACTGCTTCTTCGACTCTTGGTTACTGATGAAGGTAACAATCGTCTCAGCGGTCTTGGCCGAGGCAGAGCCACGGACAGGGGCCGGCAGGTGAACCGTGTCGCCCTTGCGGCCGACGAAGTTCATTACGTTAACAAGCTGCGGCATGACAAGGTTGGCCTTGTATGCGGCAACAATCTCATCGCTCCAGAGTTCCGGAACGAACGCGCTGTTCGAGCGAGTGCGGGAGGCCGCAGTCACTTCTGTCAGCGTCACATGATCTGTACCAAACGCCATTAGAGTAATTCCTAGTTAGGGGTGTTAGTCAACAACACGACCCTCAGAGTAGGCGGTTCCGATAGAGTTAGCATGAGCATTCAACCAACGCTGGGCAACTGCGTCGCCCCGCTTAGCCGCAATCCGCTTCTCGATGAGGGCCGACCGAGAGTAAGTCTCGACCGTCTCAGGAGCCGTGGACCCAGCAGACTCAAGCCCTGCGGCTCGAACCTTGGCCTTGCGCTCAATCTTCTTCTCTTCCTTCTTCGCTTCCTTGGTGTCGTAGTAAGAGCCGAACAAATCGTCGGCTGCGTCCAGATCCCCACGATCAGCAGCGAGGGCGAGCTTGACTCGGTACGGCTTTGACTTGATCCATTCGATCATCGAAGGGTCCTTGACATCAGTCTGCCAATCAGGATACTTCGCACCGAACTGTTCAAGAGCCGACGTGGCCTTGCCCATCATCACTTCTTGTTCGAGGTTCTGCACGCGGGCTTCTGCCTCTTCGCGAGCTACCCGTCGGATCACTTCCTCGGGCTTCTCGTAGAGTTCATCAGCCGTGACAGAGGGTTTACTTGGCTCCTCTGCCTTAGCATTCGTCCTTCGCGATTCTAGTTCGAGTAGGGTATCGACTGAGCGTCTCATCGCGCCGAGATCCTGCGCCTGACGGGAGTTCATTTTCTCCAGTTCGACGTAAGACTTCACCACATCTTCGACTGTCTTGCCCTTGAACCGGTCCGGGATTCCCGCATCCTCTGCACGGGCCTCAGAGCCCGCCGATGCGTCCGCGATTTCCGCGCTCAACTCGTCCTTCACGTAGTCTTCGTACTTAGCCATTTGTCAACTCCTATGGGTCCCTCTCGGGATTGTCCCCTTAACTCGGTGCCGGATGGCGCATTCTCCGAGTGTTACTTGCTGGTCGCTCTCCGCTTGTGGTCTTTCTCCCATCGGGAGACCGCAGTCGGAAAGCCGTTATCCATAGCCATCTTCTGATAGTCAAGCGCCGGAGCGCCATCTATGGTCAGTGGGGCAGCAAACCCACACTTCGGACACAGGCTGTGCGCCCTGTCGGACACACTCCTGAACTCGTCAAACTTCTCTCCGCAGTCGCAGAGGTATGTGTAGAGAGGCATTAGCCTATCACCACGTCCGGCTGCTCCGCCAGTTCAGCCTGCGCCTTGATGGACGCGAGGATGTCCGGGAGATTAATCAGCCGTACCAACTGCTCAGCTTGGCCCCTCAGATAGAACACGTCCTCAATTGTGCGGGCCTCTAGGGCGTCCGCTTGGAACTGGTATATCTGCTTCTTGGCCTCGTCCACCAGACGTGCCCAGCCGGGCTCGCCAAACATGGACTCCATATCGTCGTAATACTGTCTATCTTCAACTTGCATGACTACCTCCTACAGCGTCATTACTTCTTGGCAGTAGGCCGCTTGGCCTTCTCCCGGTCAACGTCGATGTACTCCCGGTCGATCCGGGCATGCTCAGCCTGTACCGCCACGTTAGCCGCAGCGATCTCAACCTTGTCGTCTTCGAGGTCCGCCAGAACCATCTCGCGCTTGGCCTTCGCCTGCGCCAGAATCGCCTCAGCCTGAGCCTTCATGGCCTCGGCCTGTTCCTTCTGCACCGTCGCCTGCTGCATAGCAAGCTGAAGCTGCTGCATCATCTGCTGCATCTTCTGCTCTTCCGGGCTCGGCGGGGCCGACATCGCATCCATCGCCGCCTTGAGTTCAGCCTTCTCAGAGGAGGCTGTGTTCTCGAAGATCGCCTTCAGGATGATCGCATGGGCCGGGCTTTCAGGCGGGGTGTACCCGAGCATCTGGTTAAGCTGGCTCATCTCGACTTCCTTCGCCATGATGCCCATTGAGGCACGGACGAGGAACTTCATGTCAACCGGATACCGCTCCGGATCGAACTGCATATACCGCCAGAGCGACCGCCGCACGAGCGGCTGGAGGAACTGACGCTCGATGTTCTGCATGGTCCGCTTCGACCGCTTGAGGAAGCCGGTCTGCATCATGGACATGCCGCCCATCGTCTCGTTGCGGCCATTCATGCCGATAGGCGTAGCCGAGTCCATCGACCCGGTAGCCATCTGCACCATCCGCTCCATATCCCCGGACTGCTGGAAGGTCAGCGCCAGCGCCTGCGGGTTGAAGCCAACCGGCTCCAGCACTTCGCTCGGACGCCCGCGCGTGAAGAGGATCTTACCCGGCCGGATACGGAGATCCGGGTTCCGGGGCAGCCGCCCCATATCTGCACCCATCATAGGCGCGGTAATCAGCGCCAACGCATCAATACGGGCACGGACTTCTGCGTCCAGTGCCTTCTGGGGGTTGTAGCCCTTCTCGGCAACGCCACGTCCCCAGAACTCGCCCGGCACGGTGTCGTGCTGGTAGGCGATGAACGCTCGGTCCTTCATGCGGAACGGAGTTGCCTGCGCCCGGAGGATGTCCGACTCGTTCACGACGGTGATGATGGCCTCGACCAACTCCTCGTCGTCTTTCTTCTTGCCCTTGAGGTACTTCGCGGGAACCTTCCCGTGGTACTCGGTAATCAGGACGCCGTTGTCCTCGACGCGGACGGAGGTCGTCTCGTCCGTACCGGTGGAGTCGCCCGTGCGGGTGCCGGTGTAGGGACGTAGACCGCCAGCCACCTTCTTGTACACGCCCGAGTCGATCTTCTTCTGTATGGTGTGCAGAGGACGGATGAACTCGTGGGCGCAGAACAGCGCATCGTCAATCTTCAGAGCCGACGGGTCGATCAGGAACTCGTCCGGACGCACCGGGTCCAGAGTCACCTGTATCTCATCGGACTCTACGGGCTGGCCGTCGGGGCCAACCGCTAGTTCGGGGTTCTCCCGGACGTTGAGCTTTCCAATCCCGGTGCCGTAAATAGCCCCGAGCAGGAATACCTGAGCGGCCGATTCCGGCACGCTAGCCAACTCGAAATCCTCAAGAAGCTGGTCGCGGTACGCAATAGCGTCATCCTTCATCTCGTCCCGCATGTCGTCGTCGATGTCGAACCATGCGGTCCGGGAGAACACTGCCTCCTCGATCTCTGCAACGGACATCTCGATGGCCTGCTGCAATGCGGGCGTGATGAGCTTGCTGCGCTCACTCGCCGTATTCTTGTCTTCGCCCTTCCAGAACCCACGCCAGAGGCGGGTGTACTCGTCCCAACGACGGGCGTACTTCTGATCCCGCACATCGCGGGCGTGCTT